CGACAAGCCGCTCGGCTTCGTCGAAGTTCAGGAAGTCGAAGGCAGCCTTCGGCACCTTCCCGAAGAGCTTCACGCGCGGGGCCTGCGGGATGACCCGCTGCTCTTCCGCGAGCGTCAGCAGCTTGTGGAGCACGGTCAGAACGTTGTTGATGGTCTTCAAGCTCAGGGGCTTGGCTTCCACGTCCTGCCGCTTCCGGATCGCCGCCTTTGTGGGAGCTTCCTTCCGGGCGCGAGCTGCTGACTTCTTCTTCCGCATTAGCGCCTTGAAGTCTTCGATTTCAGCCGGGCCGATCTTCGCGAGCGCCATCTTCCCGAAGAACGGAACGACATGGTCGGCAAGGATCTGCCCCTTGCTGATGACGCTTGAATGTTTGTTGTTGTTCTCGCTGTAGGTGAGGAAACGCGGGGTGAACTCCGCGAGCGTGATCGGGCTTTCCTCGCTGCACTTCTCCTTTCCGAAAGTCCCATTCAGGAGGGCTTGCCGCAGCTCGCGCTCGTATTGCTCAGCACCACGCCGGGTCTGCACGGGCGACGTCTTCGTTACCCGCTCTTCCCGTCCGTCTGCGTGCTGAAACACCACGTCCACGGTCCACGCCTCCAGGGACTTCCCTGCCTTGTTCTTCCACCGCCGCAGCCTGACGCTCATCGTCGACACCTGTCGTCAGGACCGCGTCCCTTACCGGGGGAGGACTCTACCAAAGCAGCCCGGCGGATCCGCAGCGCTTTCCCGATGCGAACAACCCCCGGCACCTGCCCGAGCCGGATCGACTCATAGAGCGTCTTCCGGTTCACGCGCAGGAGACCTGCGGCTTCGTCGACGGTGAGGAACTCGGGCAGCTCGGCCCGCGTCGAAGTGGGGTCGTTCATGGCTCTTCCCGCGCCTTGCCGAGCCACTCCGCAACCGGAGCCGAGCCCTTGATTCGGTCGTCACTCCCGAGGGAGTCGATTTGCAGCTCGCGGAGAATCATCAGGCACGCGGCGGCATGTGCCAGGTGCGAGAGCCCAGTCTCGGGATCGACATCCTCGCCGCGAGCAAAGGCGAGCGTGTGTCGCAACGCCACCCCCACGTAGCGGCGCCAATTCGTCCCGCGTCGGTAGTTGTCGGGCTCGTACTTCTGAGCGCCGTAGGTGAACGCGAGGGCGATCTCTTCCAGCGGGTACACCGGCACAAGCTCGGCGCGGTTCTTCGTGCGGTCGTGCTTCGTGCGGTTCTGGAAGCAATGAAGCCGACCGGGGTCGAGTGCTTCGAAAATGGGACCAATCAGCCGCGGGTTGTCCGCAGCCATCACTCCAAGGTCGTAAGCGAGGTTTGCGCCGACGAGGTGAGCGTCGAGGTCGGCGATCGTGCTGGCGAGGAAGTCCCGAGCTTGCGCCTTGTCGAGTAGCCGCTCGCTCCCGGGGGCGCGCGTCGCAACGCTGCCGCACACAAGAGGGGGCGCCAACAGACCCGGGCGCTTGCGGTGGGTCTCAGTGTCAAACGACCACAGGATCAACTGCTGTCTCCCTGACACAAAGCGGAGGCGCCGCTCACACAAGCGCCTAGCAAGCGGGGTGCTCTCGCTGGAGCGAAAAGTTCTTGGCGGGGTATGCTCCTCCGGCATGCCAGCCAAACAAGGCAACGAGAGGAACACGAAGTGACAGACAATAAACGTATTGCTTCTTTCCCGGACTTTCTTTTCGACAGCAATCTGATTGATAAGGATCCAGACAGAAATAAAGAAACGATAGATCTGGCAAAGCTTCTGATTTCAAATCAGAGCAGCGGAAATATCTGGTTCTCGATATTGTCGCTAGCCGAGATTTTGGCTTCGAAAAATGCCGCCACAAGAATTGAGCTGCTCAAAAGATTCCAAAGCCTCTATTCCGAGCTTGGTGACCGCGTGCGATTCATCGGATCGAACTTGCTTGAATCAGTGCATGCTGAGTGGTCTGGGCGTGGCTTGATGTCTGCGCCCGTGAGTGCGATGGATCGAGATGTAAATGAATCAATCGCTACAGGCGAACTCGTCGGGATCTTGAAGACTGTTCATGAGTCATGGAAAATAGAGAAAGAGATGTTCTGTGAAGATCAATCGAAACGAGTAAGGCGTGCTCGCGAGGAATATGGGACTAACGAGCTTTTTCGGGGGCACTTAAAGAAGTGCATCGCGGCATACGGAACGACGGACGCGCTAGAGCAGTGCGAAATTATTGCTCGGCGGCTGATTGTTGATGTTGCCAATCAGCCGTCTGAGTCTGTCCTGCTGGCTAGGACAAGATACGAAGAGTATCCATGCACCTGGACGTTCTCGCTGCTAATCCGCTTGGCGGACTACGCTGCCACTCTGACGGATGCTGAGTGGAAATCCGATTTCTCGCAGTACGGTCGCCTAGTAGAGAAGCAGGAAAACGACGCTATTGATGCCTACATTGCGACAGCTGGTGGGAAATTCGGAACATTGATTACCAATGACGGTGGCCTAATTAAGAAAATCAACTTCCTTCATGATGCTCGCCCTCCGCTGATTCGTCTCAGGGCGCTCACGGTCGAAGATGCCATGGCTGAATTTAAGACGCTAAGAGCCTATTTCGGTAGAGAGCCTCGCCAGCTCCTCGCCCGAGGAGCAACCTGCCAGAACTGGGACCTACCGAAATAGGCACTATGCGGGGACGTTTGAGACTTGTCAAAGTCAGTTCAGTGGGCCATCCCCGTGCGGCGATTTCTCGGGTTACCTCCGCACACGCAACTGACTGAGTAACACTCCCAGATCGGCGCCGTGCTCAGGACCCAGCCTCACACTTAGAGCACGGCGCCTCGCCTTTCGTACTACTTGAGCGCGTCGGCGAGCGGCAGGAGCTTGCTCGCCGTGCGCGACTGCTCGACCTGGGCGAGCTGCTCGTCGTTCAGCTCGATGTGCGTCCAGCGGTAACCGCTGTTCTGCCACGCCAGATCGTGGGTGCTGACAGCACTCTAAATGCGTGCGCTTTTCGCGTATGGTTCACACAGCGGATTGCGGCCCGAATGCGGATTCAGATGCTGGCCCGGCCGGCACGCGCGGCACCGCGACGCGGTTGTGTCACGTCAACTCGTCATTCCTCTGTTCCTATAACCCCATAGAGAAAAGTTGATGTAGGAGTAGGGATAAGGGAGAGGTGAGCGCCTGTGAGGTGCGCGCGTTTAGGGGTTTTCGGCGCCGCGCTTTTGACGCTGGCCACGGTTGACGCCTGCTCGGCGATACAACGGAGCGACGAGCACGCAGGAAGAGCCGGACGAACCACCGTCACAAAGCGCACGCATTTCGATGGTGGGCGACTTGCTCCCCAAAGTTCTGGTTCAACGCGTGACCGATGCAACTACACAGGCGGCGGTAGCGGGCCGCGTGTGCCCGGGCATGGCCGCCGACTGCAAGCACGGGCCATGCTTTCCGGAGTTCCTACGCGATGCCGCTGTACGACCGACCCCACGAAGCACAAGGCCAACCGCACAGGGAGCGACGTGCGCCCCTCAATCAACTCACGAACTGCGAAGCATCCGCTCGCGGCAGAGCGCCGGACCCGGGTCTTTGATGCCGTGCGCCACCTTGCACCCCACCGGCGTGAGCTGGTGTCCCGCGTGTTCGGCATCAACAGGGCGGCTCAGTCCGTGCGTTCGGTGGCCGAAGCGTGGGGAGCGCCGAAGAGCCGAGTCGACCGAATGCTCGTGCGCGCTCTAGCCGACCTGCGCCTGATGCTCGTCGAGAGGGGGCGCTGACCTGCCAACCGTGACCGCCAAGAGGCGCGCCCCGTGTGCCGCGTGCTCGCTTCCCATTGAGCCGGGCGAGGTCATCACCTACGAGCGCACGGTAGGGGCGCGGCACCTGGCATGTGCAGACCGCGAGGCGGCTCGGCGACGCAACCTGTACGTGATGCCCTGCGAGCTATGCGGCGTGCGCCTGCTACGTGGGCAAGGCGAGCTAACCGTCGACGAGCGGCTGAGGGATGACGGGGCATGGCGGCGCCGCTGGCGGGCGGTGTGTCGACGTGCAGGCGTGCGACGCGCGAATCAGGTCCCGTGGAACGAGTCCTACCAGTCCTCAGGGATAACGCGCCCAGTGGGTCCGTCAATCGTGAATATTGGGCCTTTTGGCGGAAGGGTGATTCCCCTCAATGGGTCTGTATCAGGGTGATGGAAAATCCAGCGACGGGCACTGTAGGCGACAAGCTTGTTCAGTTCCGTGCCTATCACGGGGCCTCTCTTGCACCCCAAATCATACACCTGATCTTTGATTTTCTTATCCCATGTCAGGACCAGAGAGTGCCTCGGAGACAACGGCATCTGGATCTCGTCCGCAGTGGCCCACCCGCGACCCAAGCGAGCACCCGGACCAGTTGGGTCAGACCATCTCGCTACCGGCGTGTCGGATGTGAGCAGACACGGCTCGCGGTGATCAACGAGTACCCACCGACGCTGGAGCATATACTCCGCGATCTCAGGAGCCAGCTTAAGCATGTTCTGGATACTCCCGTTCTGATGCGGCTTGATGACGATATTGTCCAAGTTGCTCAGGAGGCGCTTATCGGCCGTGATCTCCTCTTCAGTCGGGTCGCGACCTTTCCGCTTGCGGAAGCTCTCGATGACGCCCTGTCTCGTCGTGTTCGCGAGCACCAATTTGGCCAGCATGTCGGTGACCTGTTCGTATCCTTCACGGGCCTCGTCTCCACGGAGACACTGGAACCCAATGAACAGGGCGACTGCCTCCCGGTCCTCAGGGGAAGGAGGGAACTTGCCGCTGAGCATCCGTTCTATGGCTGTCGCCGCCTCGCTCTCGATGTTGCCCAGGAAATCCTCCACCGCTTGCGTTCGTCCATTGTCCGTCTCTACGGCATAGTAATCCGTTTGGACACACGCTTTTCTTATGTCGGTGGGAAGGCGCTTTTTCTGGTCCCGCGAGACCATGACAATGCGGCGCTTGTGGTCCGCGAATCGCTTGAGGTGCATCTGTGGCACGAGGTGGTGCCGGCGGGGTTCGGACATGGCTCTACCTAGTTTAAGTGAGAAGCAGACGGTGTACGCAGGCCAGTTTGGACACACGAACCGTCAAAGCGAGGCATCTAGGCTCGGCGCGCGGGCTGTGTGGGTGTGTGCATAGGTGGGCTATCGCTCGATGCTGCCCCCCCGGCGTGGGATTTCTTTCACGGGCGGAATCTAGGCTTGCTCGGCGCGCACACACGCTCAGAAAATTTTGAGGAAAAACGCGCGCCCCCGTGGCGATCTGCTCACGGTGGAGGGGTGATTCTGAAGGCATCGCTCGCTGCGGCTACGCCCGCGTGCGTCCCATCGAGTTTTGAGGCTCGCGAATCGATGTTCTTAGGTGAAACCTCCACCGCGCCGACCCTGCTCCCCCTGCAACCGACAGAAAAACTTCGCGAAACCGCACCCATTTAGCTTGGGCAGTTCTTCGCCGTCCGAGGTCACGCAATGGGAATGCTCAACAGGGTGCGCGCCGCGCTGAGCGGGAGCAAGCGCAAGGGGACCGGCTTGGAGCTGAGCCGATGGGCTGCGGCCCCGCCGCGTCGCGAGGTGCCCGCGCTGCTCGCGTCCTACGCCGAAATGCCATGGCTCGGGACCATCGTCGACACGGTGGGCGACGCCTTCGCTGACGTGACGTGGCGTGCCTTCCAGCGACGAGACCCCGCGACTCGGAAGACGCTCGTCGACGTGTCGCTTCGGCGGGCCTGCGGCGACGTGCGCCGCGAGCGCTTGAAGGCGCTTGTCGACGTGGCCGGTGCGGTCGAGCTGCCCGACCATCCACTGCTGCGGCTGCTCGCCGACCCTAACGACTACATGACGGGTCGCGACTTCGCGAAGCTGTTCTGTACGCACTACGACCTGACGGGCGAGTTCTTCGCTGTCGTCGAGGAAGTCGCGGGCGTGCCGGTCGGTCTGTGGCCGGTGCCGCCCGATTGCGTGCTCGCGCTGCCGGACCTGAGCAAGCCGAAGGCTGAGCGGACATACACGGTCACGGCTGGCGGTCGGATGTTCACGCTTCCGGCCGCGAGCGTGATCTACATCAAGCGGCTGAACCCGGCCGACCCACTCGGGCGCGGAATCGGGATCGCGTATGCGCTGGGCGACGAGGTCGACACCGACGAGCACGTCGCGAGGTACACGAAGAACGCCTTCTATAACAACATGCTGCCGGGCGCGGTCATCGCGATCGAGGGGTTCAACGAAAGTCAGGCCGGGCCGGCGAAGGCGTTCAAGGAATCACTCGCTCGTGAGTATGGCGGGCCGACGAACGCCGGGCGGGTGATGATTACGTCAGGCCGAACCACGTTCGCGAGGCTCGACACCCCATTCAAGGATATGCAGCTCGTCGACCTGCGGCGGTTCCTGATGGACTTCGTGCGGATGGTCTACCGTGTGCCCCCCGAGATCGTCGGCGACGTGACGAGCAGTAACAGGGCGACGAGCTACGCGGCGCGTGAGCACCTGGCAGAGCAGGCAACGAAGCCGCGCGCCGAAGTGTTCCTTGCTGCCCTGCAAAAGCACCTTGCTCCGCGCTTCGAAGACGACGTGATCCTCGCCTACGACTCGCCGGTTCCCGCCGACCGCGAGCACCGGCTGCGCGTCATGGGCACCCTTCCGAGCGCGTTCAGCTTCGACGAGTGGCGGAGTGAAGCCGGCTTCAAGCCGCACCCTGAGCGGCAAGGCTTCGCCGAGCTGCTGCCCGGTCAGAAGCCAAACGAGCCGCAAGCCACGCCGAGCCCGGCGATGGGCAGCTCGGCCGAAGCGAACGCCGAAGCCGCGAAGGGCGACTGAACCACTCCGGAAAAGCGCACGCATTTACCGGGAGGGATGACGAAGCCGATCACACGCACTTTGCAGCTCGCCGCCGTGCGGAAGGACGCGGCAACGCTCGCCGCGGTCGAGTCGGCCGCGGGTCAGCGTGTCTACACGTTCAAGGCAAGCGACGGCGACTTCGATCGCTATCAGGACCGCCTGAGCGTCAAGGGTTGGCGCGTCGACGGCTACAACGCGAACGGCGTCGTCCTGTTCAATCACGACGACGGGGCGCAGGCGGCGTACACGGGAGCCGAGCCCGCGCTGCCCATCGGTAAGGGGCGCGTCTACGTCGAGGGCGACGCGCTAATGATTGACGTTGTCTTCGACGACGAAGACGACTTCGCGAAGAAGGTCGAGCGCAAGGTCGCGAAGGGCATCCTTAACGCTGTCTCGGTTCGCTACCTGATGCTCCCGGGGCAGTACCGCCAGAACGAGCGCGGCGGATACGACTGCGACGCTCAGGAATTGCTCGAAGTCTCTGTCGTGACGATTCCGGCGAACGCGCGAGCTGTGCGCGCGAAGTCGCTCGACGGTGAGGGTGAAGACATCGTCGAGCGCATCGCGAAGCGGGTCGTCGAGCTGCTCGACGCGCGAGCCGAAGCGAAGGCCGACGACGAGGACGAGGACAAGACGAAGGGTTTCAACGCCGCCGACGCCGCGCAGAGCTTCGTCGAGGCATTCAAAAGCTACATCCCAGGAGTGTGAAGTAATGACTCGCGAGCAGATTGCGGAAATGGTGAAGGCGCTCGGCCCCGAGGTCGCGCGTGAGCTGATCAACGCTGCGGCCCGAAGCGCTCCCGGCCGCGTGGGTACAGACAGGGCGACGCGCGAGGGCAGCGTTTACGCGAGCCCCACGAACTTCGGCGCGTTCACGAAGAGCGTCATCGCGTTGGGGCGCCGCACGGGCGCAGCCGAGCTGCTCGACGCCGCGAAGCGCTTCGGCAACGCCGACGTGCAGAAGGCGGTTCAGCTCAGCAAGTTCGACAGCGCGGGCGTGCTCGTGCCGATCCAGCAGAGCGGCGAAGTGATCGAGT